CGGCTGGGTAGAATCAAATGATACAAACAAAGCAAAGGAAATAGATAGAATTCTTGATTTACACAAGTCAAGATTAACGTTGCCTGATACAAACAAAATTGCAAAACAGGCAAACGCAGAAGGAGGTAATGAAGTGTCAGAAAACACAGAAACATTGGCAGCAGTCGAAGAGACTCCTGTCGTTGATGCAGCACCTGCTGAAGAAGCAGCTCCTGCCGAAGATGCAGCACCTGCTGAAGAAGCAGCGCCTGCTGAAGACGCTTCTGCCGAAACTCTGGAAAAAGCAGCCGACGTATCAGAAGTTGAGGTTGATGAACCTGATTTTGCAAAGATGCTTGGCGATCTAAAAGGCTTTTTCTCAGAAACTCTAAATAAGGCATCAGAAGCAAATGCTGCTCAAGTTACAGCTATTAAAGACACAGTTGAAACTTTCAGCAAGAGCGTTGATGGACGAATTTCAGAATTGGCAGAACAACATGCAGCACTTTCAAAGGCTGTAGAAGATATCAAGAACACGATTGATGGCGTAGAAAAGCGTGTCGGTGCGGTAGAATCAGAGACCGCAGTTAAGAAGTCCTCAGACCTTGGCGGGTCTCAGGAAGTAACAATAAAGAAATCAAAATGGAACGGTTCTTTCCTCGGTTCCGTGAATGAACTTTTAAAATAAAAGGTAGGTGAAAAATATAATGAGCAATGAAATGTTAGAAAAAGCAGTTGCAGCAAACACAACAGTAACTGGAAACATGACAGGTTCAGCCACAGCAACCACTGGTATTCACGTAGCTGCTGAGGGTGAGGGTGGTCTTCTAAACCCAGAACAGTCTGCACGTTTCCTTGATTACATGTTCGATGCAACAGTAATTGGTAAGGTGGCTCGTACTGTTCGCATGCGAGCAGACACCACTGAAATTGATCGTATTGGTGTTGGTGAGAAACTTATGGTTCTCGCTACAGAAGCTGATAACACAGGTTCAAACTCTGCTGTTACCTTCTCCAAGATCTCTCTTACAACAAAGAAGCTTCGCTTGGATTGGGAGCTTTCAACAGAATCTCTTGAGGACAATATCGAAGGTCCAGATCTAGAAGATCATATTGCCCGTATGATGGCAACACAGGCAGGTAATGACATTGAAGATGTACTCCTCAATGGTAATACCGCCCTTACATCAGATAACCTTTATAAGGCATTTGATGGTGTAGTCAAGAAGGCAAAGACCTACGGTCACGTTGTAGACGCTGCAGGTGCTGGTATCAGCCGTGCACTCTTCAACAGCGCCCTCAAGGCACTCCCACGTAAGTACAAGCAACGTCGTTCCGACCTTCGCTTCCTTTCTGGTTCCAATTTGATTCAGGACTTCCTGTATGCAAATAGCATTGGAACAAACCAGACCATCCCACAAGATATCGCATCGTCGATCATCCGTGGAGAAGGCGTACAGCCTCTAGGTGGCCCAGCTGGATATGTGGCTCCATTCGCATTCGGTATTCCGATTGTTGAAGTTCCACTTCTTCCAGAAGCACAAGATGGCGATTACTCAGGCGAAACTGGCAATCATGGTGACGTCCACTTGACATTCCCAAATAACGTAGTTATTGGTATCAAGCGTGATGTAACCGTTTACCGTTTCTTCTGGCCAAAGAAGGACGCAATTGAGTATACACTCTATACTCGTGTTGGCGTTCAAATTGAGCAAGCAGACGCATGGGTTGTTGTTAAGAACGTTAAGGTCGCTTCCTAATTTAGGATTTAGATCTGCTGAAAGGCCCCCATTAATTTGGGGGCTTTTCCTTTTAATTGACTAATGCTATAATTAAATAACCTATAAAAGGAGAAATTAATGTCATTTGATACATTAAAAGTTGCAGAGTTAAAGCAGATTGCGGAAGACTTTGCAGTAGACGTAACAGACCAAAAAGGTAAAAAAGATATTATTGCTGCACTCGCAGAAGAAGGCGTAACCTGGGCCATCTATAAAAAGGCCAAGGGCATAGAGGAAGAAGAAGAAGAGATGAATGCTGCTGAATTGAAAAAGCCAGAAGCAAAACAGGTCAAACAAGAAGACTTAGTTCTAGTTAAAATGACTCGTGCTAACTTTAGATACGATATTCTAGGACACACATTTACAAAAGAACACCCATTCGTTGCTATGGACAAAGATACAGCCCAGGCAATTTTTGATAAGGAGGAAGGTTTTGTTATGGCTACTCCAAAAGAAGTTCAGGAGTTCTATAACTAAGCCAATTAAATGGCAGAGGTTTATAAGAATAGTTACGCACCAGCAAAGACTAAAATATTCTGGGGCGGACAAATAGTAGATGCAGATGGATCAGTCCTAGTAGATATCTATGATATAACTCAGGATCCAGCAGTAACACCTGCAATAAGCCCAGCTACTCCAGTCGCAACAAATGTTGTTGCAGCAAAGTCAGAAGTAGATCCTGGCTCATATGAAATTGGTATTCCTTATGCCTTGACTGATAGAAATAAAAATCTTAAATTAAGATGGAAATATGCGATAAGCTCTTCAAACGTCAGCCATGATACTTTTGTAGACGTTGTAACGCCATATGCTTCAATATCCGAAGCAGTAGAAGATTTAGGAATAGCGGTAGATCCAGCAGATCCAAACTATAAGTCATATCATGAACTTATAATGGCAGAGAAGTATGCACGTAAAGTAATTGAAAATCATACAGGTCAGCAATTTTATTTGTACGATGATGTTCAAATAGCATATGGTGCAGGCTCAGACTTGCTACCGCTTCCATTTAAACTAGATACATTACATGAGCTTTATGGAAATGACATTTTGCTTGTTGATAATATCAATAATGAAAATAACTGGATATTCGATCCGCTTGTTTCTGAAACTGGTTTTGGTCTAAGAGTAGACAGAAGTCAAGCTCTAGACAATACTGTATATATTGCGAATGGTATGGTACCTCCAACAATTAATGATAATTTTGGATACGGAGCATTTAGAAAAGATGTTCGCTATAAAGTCGCTGGCAAATTTGGATGGGCGGAAGTTCCAGACAATGTTGAGCAAGCATGCATTCAATTGATGGGCGATTACTTTGCAAAAGATAAAGTATGGACCAACAAATATGTTAAAAGCGTTTCTACATTCGACTGGGATTTTGAGTATTCATCAGATGCCTATAAAGGAACAGGTAACGCCTATGCAGACCAACTATTATACCCATATGTGCTTACCACTATGGTTGTAATATGATAGACCTATTAGATTCTTTATTGTCCATGAAAATGGACGTCTATAGACAAAATGATTTACAAGATGCAGATACTGGTGCTATAGTAAAAGAGTGGCAGTATTATAAAACTGTAGACTGCTCTGCAAAAGGAGTTATTAGCAATTCATCTTCTACAAGAACAAATAGTATACAATCTTTTGGAACTAAATATACAAACGAAGAGATTCTTCAAGTAAGAACTGCTGATAGATTAACCTTTAGAGAGAAAATTACAAACATACGTGATTCAAAAAATAATCCAATTTGGGTAGAGTTAAACTACCCTTCAGATACTCCAACAGTATTTGAGGTAATAGGCAGCACCCCAGTTACAGATGGATTTGGAAATGTTATATCATATAACTCTGTATTGAAGAGATCGGAGAATCAGAACATTGGACTATAGTATTCCCCTAGTACAAGCATCAAGTGGATTAAGATCACTAATGACTGCATCTAAAGGTAAGGTATTTAAAGAAAGTTTGGTTGCTCAAATATCTGCCTATGTTTATTATAATGCTCAAGTAGTGAGTAAACTATCATCAAACGCAGCATTTAAAAATAAATTTAGAGAAATTATATTTAATCAAATAGATAAAGACTTTGCAGAATTTGTAGACGCACAGGCTAGAGTAAAGCCAAAATCTTTGCATCATGTTTATGAATGGCGGCAGACTGGAGATCCATCAGCTAGACTATTTAAACTAAATAAATTAAATACAGAGGGTCTTGGATTTTCTGTATCATATGAGTTTATGCCTTCAAAAACATTTGCCTCAACAGAAGGTAATCGTAGACATGTATTTACTAAAAAAGCTTCTGTGATGGAAGCTGGAATGCCTCTTAAAATTGCTCCACGCCATTCTAAGCGCTTAGTATTTGAAACTAATGGTTATACAGTCTTTATGCCAGAAGGCGCCTCTGTGACCGTTAAAAGCCCAGGCGGGGCTAGTGTAAGAAATTCATTTATGATGACCTATTCAAGATTTTTTAAATCTAATCTAGTTAATGTATCAATAAGAAAATCTGGATTTCAACAATTATTTAATAAATCTATGTCGAAGGCTCTTAAACTACCAGCCGAAATTAGAACAGTTAAATATTCATTTAGTCCTAATACTTTGTCTGTTCAAGCAGACGCAGCACTAGCATCAGCATTTGGAGGGGCGCTATGACAGTAAACTATAAATTAGATTCAATGCTTGAGCTTCGTAAATATCTATGGGGCAGAATGATAACCTTGGGCATATTTGATGCAGATGCATATTGGAGCGATAATCTAGGAGAGAGCATAATTCCAATATTCCCAGTTCAACAAACTCCAGAAATGAATCAATTTTTGAGCGGGAAGAAGCATATAGTCTACGATAAGATAGGCGTCTCATATGACACCCTATGGCTTATATGCACCGAACAAATTCTATTTACAGTATACTCAACAGACTTCTCAGAGATAAATGAGATTAGAAACTTCATGATAGATGAATTCCGAAGAATGGACGAGTCTGCAAAAGATATAAATAAGTCTGCTGGGTTCAATTCAGAAAAGTTTAAATTCCATAGCATATATGTCGCAGATATGTCCCCTACTGCTCCTTCTGAGGAGCTACAAGGGTTTTATTCTGCAGATATCATTCTTGAGGCTCAATATTCCCGTAGCACAAACTCATCAGGCAGGTATATTTAATACGTTTGCCTTTTGACCCTTAATGGCCTAAAATTGGACATAGAGGAAAGAGGAAAGAGCCTAGCCAGCTCAAACAACTAAATTTTTAAATTAGGAGGTAGAAACAATGGCAAAAATTAATGATGCCAAAAACATTATTGTCGGTGCAGCTCCAGTTTACATTTCTGTAAAGGACTCCACAGACCCAACATATACCGAAAATCTTCTTGATGGCGGTACAATTACGTTGGTAAATGGTACAACTGCAGCAACAACTTTGAACGCTGCAGCGTCAGTTCGTAACGTTGGTTTTACAAACAATGGTCTCCAGATCACTTATAACCCAACATACGAAGATGTTACAGTGGATCAGCTTCTAGATGCTGCTAAATTGTTCAAGTCTGCTATGCAGGTCATGATTATGACTGAAATGACAGAAGGAACTTTGCAGAACGTTCTTACAGTATTCGGACAAAAGAGCGATACTCTTAAGAAGAGCGGATCAGCATCAACTGATCAGTATGCAGGCACCAGCGCAGACCTAACCCTAGGTCTTGAAGCAGGTGCACTAGGTAGTGCTCCAACAGAGCGCCAGCTATTTGCAGTTGGACAAGCTCCAACATACAAGTCGGGATCACCAGAAACATCAGCAACAACTGAGCGTGTTTATTATGCTCGTCGTGTTCTCTCTGTACAACAGACTCAGTTCACACTTGCACGTAATACCCCAACTACATTCCCAGTGACCTTCCGTCTTCTTCCAGACGCTAACTACGTCGGAGCAGAATACGGCAAGATTATTGATCGTGTACTCGCATAATTAATTCAATTTAATTGCCAAAACCCCCATTTTTATGGGGGTTTTGTGCTTGTATTAATAAAATGTATTTGTTATAATGTTTATAACTATCCAAGGAGGATAAATTGGCTACTACAGTATACGACGTAGAAGATATCAAATTACAGAATGGCGCAACCGTACAGTTGAAGCCATTATCAATTAAACAACTAAGAAAATTCATGACAGCCATGAATAAAGCTCAAGAAGTTACTACAGAGAATGAATCACTTAGCGTATTAATCGACGCTTGTGCTATTGCTTTGGAGACTCAACTACCAGACTTGGTAAAAGATCGTGACGCTTTAGAAGAGGCTCTAGATGTTCCAACAATTAACAGAATTCTAGAAGTATGTGGAGGAATTAAACTAGAAGACCCAAATCTAATAGCGGCGGCGGTTCTGGCTGGTCAGAACTAGACCTTGCCGCTTTAGTAAAACAAGTTTTTCTTGTAGGAGCTTGGAAGAATTACCAAGAGCTAGAAGAAAATCTCTCTCTACCAGAGCTACTGGAAACAGTAGAATCTATACACAAGAGAGAAAAAGACAACAGAATATTCTTGGCATCTTTACAAGGAGTCGACATTAAGGATGATCAAGAAAACAAAGGTCCAACCTTTGATGATATCCGACTAAGGGCTATGGGTATAGAAGCATCAAGAGATGATGTTGTTTCTTTACAAGGTTCATTAGCAGCAGAAGCTGGATTCGGAATCGGAGCAGGTCTTGGATACTCTAAGGAGTAAAAAGTAATATAGATGGCTGACGAAAAAATAGTAACTAGTATAGTTGCTAATTCTGATTTTTCACAACTCATTGCAGATGTGCAGAGAGTTACTAACAGCCTGTCTAGATTACAACAAGAGTTTGCTGGCGCTAATAGAGCGCTTGCTGGTCAGATCGATGCTACAAACGCAATGTTTTCAGAATCAATGCGTAAGACTGGTCAATTTTCTACACATTTCGTCAGCCTAACATCAGATGTAGAAAAATTTGGTCGTAACTTAGATAGCGGAAGATTAAAACTTAGAGACTACTTTAGAACATATCAAGAACATGCAAGAACAAATGGCGGATTAATAAGAGACCTGGCAAAACAACAGGTACAAATGCAAAATGCTGTATTGCAACCCCTTGGCAGAAATGCACAGGGGTTAATGCAATATAATGTTCATATTCCAAGAGGCTTAGATTTAACAAAGAATAAAGCAGCATTACTGAAGCAAGAACTTCAGATTATGAATAAGGTTATTCAAGATGGCGGAGTTCAACTTATTAACTGGGGTAAAAATACTCAGTGGGCAGGTCGTCAGTTAACAGTAGGATTAACTTTACCATTAGCTGCATTTGGTAAAGCAGCAGCAGATGCATTTAAAGTTGCAGATCAAGAATTAACT